TACAAAAACATCATGTCGAGTTATTACCAAAGTTTTCATCCACTAGATTAGATCCAGAGACATGTTGCTATCAACATCTTATTCACAGAGTTGAAGATTCGATTGAAGGTTGGGCAGATGCTCTTGGCGTTCTTCTTTCCTCATATTTTGAAACTCCAATAAAAGGGTTTGAAAAATACAAAGATATTGAAGTTGGATTTAGTTATGTAGACATAAGAGAAAAGGGTTCTCCTTTGGGTTGTGGTATAGGTAATGCTCCAGGTTATCAACCATTGGAAAAAGCATTAGAATCTACTAGAGCATTGCTGAATAGATGTACTGCAAATGGACAAACAAAATTAAGAACAATAGATGCATTCGATATAGTTATGTTTGCTGCTGATGCTGTTATTTCTGGAGGTGTTCGTAGGTCTGCAACGATAGCTTTATTCTCTGCTGATGACGAATTGATGATTAATGCAAAAACTGGCGATTGGTATTTTACTAATCCCCAAAGGGCTAGGGCAAACATCTCTGCATTACTTCATAGAAAAGATACTTCTAAAGAAGTATTTGAAAATCTATTTAAGGCAACAAAAGAGTTTGGAGAACCAGGCTTTTTCTTTGCTGATTATTACGATGTCTTATGCAATCCATGTTGTGAAATATCATGGATAACTAGGCACTTCTATAAGAAGGGTAGTCCAGAACTAGCCGAGGCTTTGTCATTATATGAAGGACCAATAACAACAAAAGAGTCATGCAAAGATGACATGCCAGAAGATGAGGTTGGTCTTTCTGGTTGGGGGTTCTGCAATTTATCAACCATTAATGGAAAAACAATAACATCAGAAGAAGACTTCTATGAAAGATGTGCTGCTGCTGCGTTTATTGGTACATTACAAGCATCTTTTACCAGTTTCCCATACTTGGGTCATGTTACAGAACTTATCGCTCGCAAAGAGGCTTTATTGGGCGTTTCAATTAATGGTATGCAACATCACCCTAAAATATTATTAAATCCCAAAATTCAACAAAAAGGTGCTGAGATAGTAAAAAGTATAAATAAAAAGTATGCTTCTATCTTAAACATAAGTCCTGCTGCTAGAACAACTTGTATCAAACCAGAAGGTAATTCTTCTGCTTTATTGGGTTCTACATCGGGCATTCATCCAGACCATAGCAGAAGGTATTTTCGTATTGTCCAAGCTAATCAGATGGAAGCACCTTATCAGTATTTTAAAAGTGTTAATCCTCAAGCATGTGAACAATCTGTTTGGTCATCAAATAAAACGGATGATTGCATAAGGTTTTGTGTGCAAAGTCAAGATGGAACTGTATTGAAAGAACATGTAAGTGCTATCTCTATGTTAGAAGATGTTATCTCCACCTACAGTAATTGGGTCATTTTTGGTAAAAGTGAAGATCTGTGCGTTAGAAAAGAATTAAATCATAATGTGTCTAACACAATACATGTGCAAGACAATGAATGGGATTTAGTTATGGATTATATCTATAAAAACAAGGCCGATCTTGCTGGAGTGTCTTTGATTGCATCTAGTGGAGATAAAGACTACAATCAAGCACCATTTACAGCAGTGTATTCAATAGATGAACAAATAAAGATGTATGGTTTTGAGGCTACATCTAAAGCTTACGAGTTATATCCTAAATTTTCTGAGTATGGTTTTGATTCTTTGTGGAATGCATGTTCTTGTAATCTTGGCTATTTTGAGCCAATAGGGGAAAAACAAGAAGAATGGAAAAAATTAATTGATGCATATTCTTGCGAGTTTTTTAATTCTAATATAAAATATGCAACATATGCACTTAAAGATGCTTCTAACTTAGATCTTTGGAATAAATTAATTGATAGTTATTCTTCGGTTAATTATTTGGACATAAAAGAAGAAACTTCTACAATAGACATGCAGGGAGAACTTGCTTGTGCTGGTGGAGCTTGTTTAGTATGATGAGATCAAGGACAAGAAAAACAAAAAGAAAATCTTGCAGGATAAAAGGACTAAGAAAGGAGAGAATAAAAAGTGTTAAGAAGAGGAAAAGTTAAAGCTTTTGGTGCTCCATTTAATACAAAATATTCAAGTTGTTCCAATCTTAAGCCAACTTTATTTGATTGGGATGCATATGAATCAGACATACATGTCTATATAGACTATGCAATAGTTAACCAAGGACATTTGTCGCCAAAAACTATTTCAAGATTAAAAATTGGTTGGCTTTGTGAATCCAATGAAATTTATTTAGATCTTTATAATTATATAAAAAATAATACTCAAGATGTTTTTTCCAAGTTCGATTATATTTTTACATCAGATAAAAGCCTTCTTTCTTTAGATAGAAGATTTAGATTTTGTTTTTCTTGTAGTAATATACCTTGGACACCTAAAGATTCTTGGGGCATATACCCAAAAACAAAAATATGTTCTATGATTTGTTCAGAGAAAAAAATGTGTTATGGTCATCTTTATAGACATCAAGTAGCACAAATATATATGGGCGATGTGGATATTTATGGTGGTGCTTTTGGATCTCCATTTACTGGTGAAAAATACGATGGCTTTTATAAAAAAGAAAATGCATTAAAAGACTACATGTTTTCAATAGTTATACAAAATAATTTTAAGCCTCATTTTTTTACAGAACATTTAACAGATTGTTTTGCATATGGAACTATACCTATATACTTAGGCGATCCAGAAATAAATAGATTTTTTAATGGTAATGGAATATTGAAATATCAAGGTGGATTTGATATTAAAACTTTAAGTATAGATATGTATAATAGCAAGATAGATGCAATAAATGAAAATCTTGAAATAATAAAGAAAATGCCTATGTCTGATGATTATCTTTATCTTCAGTGTTTAGAAATACTTGGAGTAAATAAAAATGGATAAATTTCAAGTTGGAGATGTCATTTGTTTAAAATCTGGTAGTATGCCAATGACTGTTGTAAATTTAAATGCTGAAACTAATGAAGTTTTAGTTGCTTATTTTGACTTAGATGCAAATGTTATGAGGGATGGTTTTCCTCCAGATGCAATAGAATTTACTCATGATGCTTGGAAAATGAAGTATTGTGTCAATCTTGAAGAGGAAACAGACGAAGATGAGGACAAGTATTAATGCCAACATATCAGTATCAATGCGAAAATTGTTTGTATTCATTTGAAAAAGAACAGTCTTTTTCAGAAGAACACATCAAGAAATGTCCAAGTTGTAAAAAAAATAATTTATATCAAGTTTTTTCTGGTGGTTTGATGAATTATGTTAAAGGTGGAGAAACAATAGGTCATATAAGTGATGCTAATTTTAAACGAGAAGGAGGTAAAATCAAAGAAAAGATTGCAAAAGAAAAACAAGAAGCAGACGATAAACTTCCTTGGTGGAGATCTGGAAAAATAAAAGGCTTAGAGAAACAAGAAAAGCCAATTAATTTAGATAAGATATCAAACAAAAATGATTACATAACTAAGGGGAAAAAATGACGGAAAAACTTGTTGATGGTGGTCATGTTTATATAAAGTGCAGCAATTGCAACAAACCATTGGTTGATCTTTTGATTGTTGGTCCAAACGCAAAAAAACCAGATGGAGCACCGTTTATTTGGAATTGTGTTGCTAATTGTTGTTATTGTTCAGATAAAAGTTTTAAAACAGAAGTGTTTGGAATTTTTAGAGCATCAGGAATAATATCAGAAATAGATTCAGAAAATTATAAAGAGATTACAAGTCTTGATGATATTTTAACTGATGGTGACAATATTACTTTTCAAGTTTCAAGGAAAAAATAATGAACGATTTTTACAATGATCCAGAAATTGAAGCGTATGGATTTGATGAAAATGCAGAAGATTGTAATCCAGAAGATGCACAGTCTCTTGCAAAAAAGACGAGAGATATAAAAAATGAAACCGTTTCTTTTTGGTTAAAGATTTGTCGTGGAAGCTTTATGTCTGGAACAATATTTGATCCTTCTACGATCAGTTCTGAAGAACTTAAGAGATATGACAACTACACAGGACAGAATAAGTATTCATATAAAAAGGTTTCAGAAGAATGCTTTAATCACTATATATCATATTTAACTACTAAAAAAACTTCCTTTTTAAGAAATGCACAAAGAGGTTTGATATCATGAAAAACAAAAAGCCTAAATTTTTAATTAATGAGGTAAATTCATTTTACATTAGGATGAATGCATCTAAGCACACTATAGAATACATTTCAGAAAAGCTTGGTTGTGATTGTTCAGACATTATTGAAATATATAATGACTCAAAAAAATCTGAAACAAATTATCAGATTCACAGCGGAACTGTTTCTATGACTGAAAAACAATCTGTATCTGATGACAATTCAACAAAAAAAGATGACAATATAAATCATGAATTTTTAGAAAAGTATAAAAACACACGACACAAATTATGAACATTTGTAATTATGAAGATGATTTTATATTTGAAAAGCCAATGTGGATTGCTTTGCTTTCTAATGGCGAAAAAGTTTATCAGGATGATGGTCGCCCCAATTTGGCAGATCATTCTGCTTGGATAAGATTGGCTGCTTATCTAAAAGAAACAAAATTAAAAATAACAAGTCTTTACTTTAGATTTAGATCAAATATAGTATACCTTTTGCCAGAAAACGCAGAAGGCTATTATTTTTCAAATGGTATTATTGGGCAACTATCCTCTGATTTTTCTATAAGTCTTTTTGTTTGTGGCGAAATAAATGGTAACATTGCACGAATAAGAAATATAAAGATACCAGAGTTAATAGTTATGTCAGAAGAAGAAAGAATAATAGAAAACTTTTCTATAAGTTCTATAATTATGAATATATAAATATGGCAAAAAATAGATCAGATAGTAGCAAATACGAATCTAGGCATGGTGGTGGGTGGATTACTTCTGCTCAGTTTCTTGCAGAGGTTATGTGTGAAAGATACGCCAAAAAAAATGGCGAAGAATTAGTTTACAAGTTTTGGAATGTTGATTTTTGGAAAAAAGAATTTTTCAAACAACTTGCATTTGCTAAAAAATTGCTTCTTGTTTACGAACCCCATATTATTTCAAAGGCACTAAGGTCTAAAGAAGGCAAATCTGTTTTTTCTTTAGGTGCTCCTTGGTTAAAGAAAATAATTGAACTGGAACAAAGAAAGTTTAAATTAGCAGATACTAGCAAGGTTGTTGATACAACTGAGTTGCCAATTAGAAAACCATTCCAATCATCCAAATCTCTAATGAAAAAATTAAAGGACTTAGATAATGAGTGAAAACTTAGATAAGATTTTAAAAGAAGTAGATAAACAATATGGCAAAGGTGTAGCTATAAATGCAAACGAATTACTGGATGAAGAAAAGTATGTAATACCATTATCTCCTGCATTAAATTTGGGTCTTCATGGTGGAATACCAGAAGGCTCTTGGATTACATGCTCTGGTCATCCAAAAAGTGGTAAGGCACAACCAATATCTGCAATTGTTTATACAAACAAAGGCCCAAAAAGAATTGGCGATATAAAAGTTGGAGATATAGTTTGTTGTCCAAGCGGAACATTATCTCCTGTTGTTGGTGTTTTTCCTCAAGGCGTAAAAGATGTTTATACAATAACATTTTCTGATGGTTCTACGGCAGAATGTGAGGCAGATCACCTTTGGAACATAAAAACAAGAGAGCAAAAGTCTTATAAAACTGTAATGCTAAAAGATTTTATGGATAAAATATTTATAGGAAAAAGCACTAAAGCTAAATATTCAATACCAATAACTAATCCAGTAAATTTTGATGCTGCACAACTACCAATAGACCCATTTGCTTTTGGCGTTTTATTGACGATTGGATTTTTTAAGAAAAAAATTACAGCATTGATTGAAGATGAAAATCTACTTACTAAATTTTGTGACATTATGGATAAGTATGCATTTTCTTATTCTACTAAAGATAAACAATTGACTCTTGATATTAAAGACGAAATCAAAAAATTAAATCTCTTTAATAAAAAAACATGTGAAAAATTTATACCTTCAATTTATTTATACAACTCAATAGAAAATAGGTTTTTATTACTTAAAGGCATACTGGCTTTTGCTCATATAACTAAAAAAGAAACTCCTATTATTACAGTTTCATCAAAACAATTTGCTGAAGACTTTAGGTTGTTGGTTCAATCTCTTGGTGGAATATGTTTGATATCTAGACATAAAAACAATGAAGACAATTTTATTTACTATTGCTCCATTATTATTAAAGATAAAAAAGGGCTGTTTGAATTTAAAAAAGAAAAGTTTAACAAAATTGACATCAAAAACAATCTTTCAAGAAAAATAATTTCTGTAGTAAAATCAAGACAAGAGAAATGTGTTTGTATATCTATTAAGAATAAGAATGGTCTATACTTAACAGACAACTTTATCGTTACTCATAACACGCTAACTGCATTATCTTTTGCTGCACAATGTCAAAAGCCAGAACACGGAGCTAGACATGTGTATTATCTAAACATTGAGGGTAGACTTAAGCCTATGAATTTAAGAGGTATAGCTGGTTTAAATTTAGATAAAATGACAATCTATAGATCTACTCAAGATAAAATTCTTTCCGCAAAGGATTACTTAAATTTGGCGTTTAAAGCCATTAATACACACCCAGGAAGTTTAATTATCATAGATAGTGTTTCTGCTCTGTGTGATGAGAAGGAAATGGATCAAGGTATTGGCTATGAGAATAGAGGGGCTGGTAATAAGCTTTTTGCTGGTTTTTGTAGGCAAGCAGCCAATATAGTTCCAGTACAAAACTGTATGGTTTGGGCGATTATGCACTTAACACAATCTCAAGGAATGTATGGTGGTTATACAGAAAAAGGTTCTAGAACATTGCAATATCAAGCAGATGTGCAAATGAGAGTGAAGTCTGATAAACCTTGGAGTGTTGGTGGAGAAGGAAAAGACAAACAAATTGGTCAACAGGTTCATTGGATAATTGAGTCTTGTTCTTTAGGATCTCCTGGAATGGAAGTTGATAGCTTTATAAGATATGGAATTGGTATAGATAATACATACGAGGCAATTAATTTGGGTTGTCAGCTTGGACTTATTGATAAGGCTGGTGCTTGGATGACATTAAACTTTATGGAAAGACACTTGAAACTATTAAAGTCTGAAGTTTGGGATGATCCCACTATTAAATTAGTTAAAACTCAAGGTGCAGAAAAAATGTATAAATTATTGTTAGAAAATCCAAAATGGATAACCGCTTTAGAAAAAGAAATTAAGGCGATTATATCGTGAAAGTAATAGGTCTTGATGGTAAAACTTATTCTTGGACTTCTGGTAATGTTCCAGACCATGATGATGCAAGACATAGATCATCTTTGCATCTATTGGCAAGGGGCATTCTTAAGTCAATGTACCCGATGGACAGAATCTTGGAGGAAGCAGTGCTTCCTGGAACTGGTGGGTTGACGGCAGATTTTTGGTTGCCACTAAGAAAAACAATAGTCGAAGTTCATGGCGAGCAACATTATAAATTTATACCCTTTTTTCATAATACGATGTTAAATTTTTATCATTCTAAAAAAAATGATAAGAATAAAATAGAGTGGTGTGAAAAAAACAACATTTACCTTATAGAGCTACCATTTAATGAATCAGAACAACAGTGGCGAAAAAGAGTTGAAGGCTAGCGAAGAAGAAATATTTGACTCTCTTCTTGATGCATACGAAAATTCTATAGGTCTTCCTTCAATACCTAAAGGCTTAGAATTTACATGCATAAAATATCTTTATATGTCTAATGAAGATTTTAAAAAAATGTCTTCAGAAGATTGTGCAGAAGCATGTGTTCTTTTAAATAGTTTTTCATTTCATTTGTCTAGATTATTAAACAAAGAAAAATCTAAATTAAGATGGTGCAATGAACGAATACTAAAAGTTGTGTCTGGTAAATTAACGGAATACAGATACTTTTCTCCAGATGAAAGAATGGCATTATCAATTAAGGATGATGATTATGCTCAAAAAATAAAGCTATTGTCTGTAAAAATACAAGCAAGAATAGACAGAATAGAATATCTTCCGATAAGAATAGAAAAAGTTTCTGATGCATTTTCAAATCTTTCTTATAACAAAAGGAAAAACAATGAGCGTAATTTCTAGTCTTAAAGATGCTATCTTGAAAAAAGATTGGGATCTAGTCGATGCTGTTTTGCAAACCTTGGCTGGAATTTCTGTAGAACAAAGAGTTATTAAAAACAATCCAGTAATTTCTGAAAAAATAAATAATGTTGATGATTCACTGAATAAATTTATGGTTAATACGAATAGCATAGTAAGAGAAAAGACAGATGTTATTCCTGCAAACAATAAAAATGTTTTTTATGATGATAAAACATTAGATATGGATTTTGCAGAAATGTCTCAAAAATCTAGTCCAAAAAAATATAGGGCTGAAGTCGATGAATCTACTTTTTTTAAGTCTGCAAAGTGTTCAAGATGTGGAAGCACAATGAATGTTGCAGCAGAAGAATTTGCTTTTAAAAGCAAAGACAGCGAATCTTCTGGTTTTGTATGTGTTCCATGTATGAAGAGGGCAAAAAGATGACAGATGTAGGATCAGAAAGAATTATTTTATCCGCTTTATTTCAAAAGGGTTATGACTGCTTTATTGAAATATCAGATATAATTGACGAAAATTGTTTTTCTAATGATGAAAACTCGGCTATTTACAAGTGTTTTACAAAAATCTTAGATGATAAAGAGTCTAAGATTGATATACCAACTATAATTTCAAAAGCAGAGTCATTAGGACTATCTTCTTACTTCAAAACATCTGAACAGGCCAAATATCTTAGATCTTTAATGATTTTTCCTGTTGAATTGGTTAATGCGAGAAAAGCAGCAGCTAAATTAAAGAAGCTTAATATAGCAAAAAAGCTTTCATATAGTCTTTCTGATGGTGCATTATCCCTTAATGCAATCACTGGAGATGAGCCTATTAGTCAAATTATAGCTATTGCTGAATCAACCGTTTTGAGTGCAACATTTAAAATATCTAATGCCGAAGACCCAAATCCAAAACTAATTGGTGATGGTTTAGCTGAATATATAGATCATCTTGAATCAAATCCTGTTTCTCAACTTGGAATATCTTCTGGATTTAAAAATTATGATATGGCTATAGGTGGTGGTCTTAGACCAGGCTCAGTCAATTTGATTGGTGCTAGGATGAAAACAGGTAAAAGCTTTTTTGCAGATAATGTTGCGGTTAATGTTTCTTTAAAGAATATACCTGTTTTGATGCTAGATACAGAAATGAGCGAAAAGGATCATTGGCATAGGATATTGGCTTGCATGTCTGGAGTTAAGATTGAAGAAATTGAAAGCGGTTTATTTTCTTCAAATAGTAAAAACAAACAAAAGATACATAATGCATTAGATAAAATAAAATCTATGCCTCTTCAGTATAAAGCGATTGCAGGAAAAAGTTTTGATGAAGTTATGTCTTTGGCAAGAAGATGGATAATTAAAGATGTTGGTTTAGACGATTCTGGAAAAGCAAACCCATGCGTTATTATATATGATTATATAAAATTAATGGATGATTCTGGCATTGGCAAAAATATGGCAGAATATCAAGCATTAGGTTTTTTAATGTCAAGCTTGCACAATTTTATGTTTCAGTATGGAGTTGCATGTTTAGCATTTACACAATTAAATAGAGATGGAATAAGCAGAGAAGACACAGATGTTGCCAGCGGTTCAGACAGAATACTTTGGCTTTGTAGCAACTTTTCTATATACAAAAGAAAAAGTGAAGAAGAAATGGCAGATGAAAGTGTTTCAAATAATAACATTAGATACAATTTAAAGCTCATACCAATTGTTTGCCGTCATGGTAAAGGTATAGAGCCAGGAGACTATATAAATATTTCAGCTAATTACGAAGTTGGGAAGATAGATGAAGGCCCAACAAGAAATCAATTTTACAAAGCAAATTCTCCTAGAAATAACACTGGTTTTGAAGTAGAAGGATTACCAAATGAAATTGAAATCGATTGAAACAAAAAAAATGGAATATTTGAATAATGTTGTCTGCCAAAACATAAATTTTCTTCTTGATCATTATGGAATAAAATATAAAGATCACTCTGATTCTTTGGTTTTTGCATGTCCTATTCATGGTGGCGATAACACAACTGCATTGAACTTTTTTTTAAATGGTCATACAAAAATAGGCAATTGGATTTGCTATACACATAACTGTCAAAACCACTTTATAAATACTTCAATAGGATTTTTTAGGGGTGTTGTTAGCAATAAAAAGTTTGGCTGGTCAAAGTCTGGAGATAGAGTAGTAGATTTTAAATATATTGTTTTTGAACTTTGTGATATTTTAAAGGTTGATCTATCTCTTATAAAAGAGGATACAAAGATTGAATCTATTGAAAAACACGCACATGTTTTTTCAGTTAAGAAAACTATGCAGCCAACAAATTACACAAGAAAAATGGTGAGAGAAAAATTGGCTATACCATCCGAATACTTTGTTTCTAGGGGTTACGATCCAGCAATATTAGATAAGTATGATGTTGGTGATTCTATGTCTGAAAATAGAATTTTTAAAAATAGGGCTGTTGTTCCAATTTATGATTCTGAAAACAAACATATAGTTGGATTCACAGGAAGAATAAAGCTAGAAAAATGCAGTTCTTGCAATAACTTTCATACTCAAAAAGAATGCGATCCAGAAAAAAACTTGAGCAAATGGATGCATAGCAAAGGATTTTCAAAAAAAAATTATCTTTATAATTATGGAAATGCAAAAGAAAGCATTATGAAAAAAGGTTTTGTGATATTGGTTGAAGGTCCAGCAGATGTTTGGAAGTTTTTAAAGAATGGAATTGAAAATGTTGTTGCGGTTTTTGGTTCTTCATTAAGTGATAGCCAACAAATAATACTAGAATCTTCTGGTGCTACATCATTAGTTTTACTTTTTGATTCAGATAAAGCTGGAAGTAAAGCTTCTGATCAATTATCCTTGTCTTTGTCTAGAACATTTAAAATTATTAAGGTTTCATTGCCAAATGGAATTAAAGACCCAGGAGATTTGACTGATGAGCAAATAAACCATATATTTAATCCTATTTAAAAGGATCTATGCAAAAATGACAAATCAAAAAATAATTGCTTTTTCTGGAAAAAAAGGATCTGGAAAAGATACTTTGGCTGGATTTCTTTCTTATAACTCAATGGCACTATTTGGTTGTAGGTCTTCAATTTATGCGTTTGCACAACCTCTTAAAAAAATAGCAATTGATTTCTTTGGACTAGAACACCAGCAAGTTTTTGGTTCAATAGAAAATAAAAATTCTTTAACTAATTATTCATGGGAAGACCTTCCTCATTATCAAGGAGTGGGTCCAACTGGTAAAATGACAGCAAGAGAGTTTTTGCAAGAAATTGGAACTGGCATTTGCAGAAAAATGAATAAAAACATACATATAGATGCTTGTTTTAATATGATAAGAAGAGATAAGTACCCATTAAGTTTTATTACTGATGCAAGATTTGAAAACGAAATAAATAAAGTTAAAGAATTTGGTGGTATAACTATTAGACTAACAAGATCTATAGATAGCGATATTCATATAAGTGAAAACGAGCTTAATGATAGTAATATTTTTGATATTGTAATAGATAATAAAAATATGAGTAAATCTGAGCAAGAGCATGAACTTTTAAAAAAACTTAAATCTATAGATTGGATAAAAAATGATCATAACTTATTTAAGATCTAGTTCTGTAAGTTCTTATTCATGGTGTCAGCATAAATATTGGTTAACATACAATCTTGGATTCAAGGATGACTCTAACAAAAAAGCAGAAAAAGGCAATGTTGTTCATAAAGCATTAGAATTGTTGGCAAATAAAAAGCTTTGCCTACAAAATGGAACATCTTCGTTTTTTGATAATGAGTTAAAGCAAGAGTTTTCCACAATAGAAATATCTCCAGAAAGCTCAATAGTTGCAGCTTATGATCATTACAAAAATAAAAGTATACATGGATGGGAAGATAAAGACCTTAAGGATTGCGAAAAATGGACTTGGGATACATTATTGTTTAATAACGGCATGTTTTCCCCTCTTTCAAGAAAAATAGAGAAACCAGAGCAATATTTTGACATTGAGATTAAATTTCCTTGGGCTAAATACGAATACTATATAGACGATGGAACTGTTCTTTCTGGAAACCTTAGAATAAAAGGAACAATGGACCTTATAGCTAGAGTAGATAAGAAAACCATAGAGTACATAGACTGGAAAACTGGAGAAAGAAAAAATTGGGCAACAGGTAAAGAAAAAAGCTATGATGATTTTTATAAGGATTTTCAACTTAGACTTTATCATTATGCTTTAAGCGAGCTTTATCCAGACGAAGAAAATATAATAATAACAATTTTTTTTAATAAGTCTGGTGGCCCTTTTACTCTTTGTTTTCACAAAGAAGATGTGGCAAAAACAGTAGAAATGATAAGGCATGAATTTGAAAAAATAAAGTCTTGTCATTTTCCAACAAGAATAATAGATTACGGAAAAGATAGGTGGAAATGTGAAAGGCTTTGTAGGTTTCAT